ATTAGAAGAGCAGTATGGTTGTAATATCTCATTAGGTACTATCAGTTTTGATGGAAGTGAGTTAAGATCTAAAATGACAGCTCGAAAAGGAGAAAAGATTGTAAAAGCAACTAAAGATGATTTCCAAATTGGAGATATTGTTGGTATTGATCATAAAAAAGTTAATCCTAAAGATCAATTTAGAATTTACAAAATTAATTCTAAAAATATTGGAGTTGAAAAGCTTAATCCAGGTAATGGTAGAGTAGGAGCACAAATGAGAGTTTCACCAAGTTTATTGTTTAAAAAATAATTGAAGGTAATGCACGGGAAGCTTGGCTCCCCAGGCTACCTTTCGTATATTTAGGTATAAATAAATAATTAATTAAATAAAGGTCATATGTTAAATTTAGAAAGTAGTAAGTTTTTAAGCAAGAAAGAGTTAAGTGAAATCGCTCCAAGTATCTTCACAATGAAACCTTCAAATGAAGTTTCAGAAAAATACACCCATATTCCAACTGAGAGAGTTATTGATGATATGGAATTAATGGGTTGGAAGCCAGTTGATGCTAAAGAAGTTAAAGCAAGAACTGAAGATACAAGAGGTGTTCAAAAGCATTTAGTTGTATTTAGAAATGATGATGTTGTTATTAATGGTGAAGATGGAGATACAGTTTTTCCTCAAATATTAATTACTAATTCTCATGATGGTAAGAATGCTTTCCAATTTACAGCAGGATTATTTAGAATGATCTGTGAGAATGGTTTAGTTATAGCTACAGATGAATTTGCAGATTTAAAAATGCGTCATATGGGTTATACATTTGAAGATTTGCAAGTACTAATTAGAGGTATGGTTGAAAAATTACCTTTAACAGTAGAAGCAATGAATAAGATGAAAGAAGTTGAATTGCAAGAAGAGCAAATGTTCAATCTTGCTAAATCATTTCTAGATATTAGAGTAGAAGGTACTAACAATACTTACGATAAGCAAGCAATTGAAGACGTTTTAAATGTTCAACGTAAAAAAGATGAAGGTAATATGCTTTGGGAAGTATTTAATAGGGTACAGGAGAATATTATTGAGGGTAATTTTGAGTATAAAACCCAAGGTGGAAAAGTTCGTCAAGCTCGAATTATTAAGAATTTTAAACAAGATCAGGACGTAAATAAAAAAATGTTTAGTAAAGCATTAGAATTAATAGCATAATGAAAAGGATAACAAAGGAAGTAGCGAAGGGGTTTATCCCCCTTCGTGAAAATTATGGAAATACTGATTTAGAATACGCTAAATATTTCACATTAACCCCCAGTGATAGGGGAGATGGATGGGAAGATATAACGTATTATACGGATAAAAAGTATGGGCTTTATGCTGATCAAGGTAAAGGTGATCAATGGGTTTATATATTATCAAATCCCTCATTACCTAAAGAATACTTAAAAATAGGGTATACTAAATTGGAACCTGAAGTAAGGGCAGCTCAAATATCATCTGCTACTGGTGTTCCTACACCTTATAAAGTAGAATGGGCTTATAAATGTTTTAATGGGGAATTAGTAGAGAGAATGACTCATAATAAATTAAAAACTTTTAGAGTTAATAATAGGAAAGAATTTTTCCATATTAGTTTGGAAGAAGCAAAAGATAATATTATATTAATAGGTAATAAATTTAAATAAAATGAAAGAATTAAAATTAACACCACAACAAATTAAAGATAACCAAAAATCAGAATTAATTGCTGATTTAGTAGCAACCTCAACAGTAATAGATGAGGTATGGAGGTACCACCCCGAAAATCCTAATAAAATGGATGTGGTTAAAGAATACAATATATTAAAGAAAATACAAAAAGATATTGAATTAGAATTAGAAGGATTAGAAGATTAAATATTTATAATAAAAATATGAAAGACTTTAATTCTAAAACTGTTGAAAAATATGGATTTAAAGCTCATCGTAAAGGTTTTTTTAAAGAATGGCAAGTTCTAACTTCATCTATTAGTGAAAATCAAGATTTAAGTTTTGATGAAGCCTCAAAAGAAGCATATAAACATTTAAAATTACAAGGGAGTGAATAAAAATAGGATTTTTGATTTATTTAATGACTCTCCAGAGGCTAAAGAACAGGTAGAAAACCAAAAAAATTCTTTAAAGGCTTTTAAGAATAGCTCTTACCATAAATTAGGTATGTTTACTAAATTAATAGTAAACCATTTTGTATTTCATACTAAACTAGAAAAATTTTTAAAAAAAGAAGAACCTGCTTATAATGTAGAGTCTACTAGAGAGGCGTCTGAATATGTAGTATTTAATAGAGCTTTTTATTACCTTAATCAAATAAATCCATTAGATAGAGATGTTACATTTACTGTTTTAGATTTTGATAATAAAATATTATCTGAAGCTCTAGAAAGTGCTCTTTTATATTTTGAAGAGGTAGAAGAATATGAAAAATGTGCACATATACATAAATTTCAAAAAATCTTAAAAGAAAGTAAAAGATAACTAGGCTCCCCAAAATTCCTCTCGTACATTGTTATTACAGGTTTAGGAAATAAGGAATAAAAAGGGAATGGAAATAAAGGTAATAAAAGGTATAAGGTATACCCCGTATCCACGTATAATAAATAAGTCATGAGAAATAGAAATTTAGCATTTAAAAAATTAGAAACATTAGAAGCAACTCTAACCACACTTCTTCAAATTGTAAATCGTCAGTCACCAATTGAAACCTATAAGGTTAATATTGGTAAAGCACAAGGTTTAGTAGAGGATTTAAAAGATATGGTTGAAAGAGAACCAATGTCACCATCAGAATTAAATAAATTAAAATAAATAAAATTAAGGTTATGAAATTATCAGCAGAACAAATTCAAGCAAATTGGATCGAATTTAATACTAATATTGAAACATATATTACTGGGGATCGTAAACAAAAATTACTTGATTTCTATCAAAAGTATGAAGACCGTATTATCCTAATGCCAGCATCACATAAGAAAGAATACCATTCAGCATTCCCAGGTGGGTATGTTGATCATGTTAACCGAGTGGTTAAAGCAGCATTATCAATGTCTGCTGTATGGGAAGGTTTTGGTTGTGATATGACTACATTTACACAAGAAGAATTAGTATTTTCAGCAATTAACCATGATTTAGGTAAAATGGGAGATGAAGAACATGAATCCTATATCCCTCAGACTGATCAATGGAGAAGAGATAAATTAGGTGAAGAGTATATGCATAATAAGAAAATTGCATTTTCTGCTGTACCAGATAGAGGGTTATTTTTACTACAATCACATGACATCAAATATACATTTAATGAAATGTTAGCTATCCAGACACATGATGGTTTATATGATTCTGCCAATGAAAAATACTTAAAATCCTTTATGCCAGAAACAAAACCTCGCACATCTTTACCATTTATTTTGCATCAAGCTGACATGATGGCGGCACGTATTGAATTTGAAATTGAATGGTTACCAAAGTTTTCTCAAAATAGCGTGGATACGCCAAAAAAGAATTATACATTAAACAGCAACATAAAATCATCCAAAACTAAAGCATTAAATACGCTATCAAGCCCAGGATTAAAAAATATGTTGGATAATTTATGATATTAGCAGTAACAATAGGAATTTTAAGTTTATTAGTCGTTATCTTAGGATATACGACTTTTAATCTTTTAAGGAAAAATGAAAAAGCAGAAGATATTATTGTTTCCCAAGATATTTTTATTGAAAATATATCATCTCAAATAGAAAAAGCTTCTCAGCGTTTAAGTCAAATAGACATAAAAGGATCTTTTAAAAGTGATGACGAAATAGGTTGGTTTTTTGAAGAAATTAAAATTTTACAGAACAACCTTTCGGCATTTAAATCTAAGTAATGGCTCCAAAAAAGAGAAGACCTAAGAGTAAAAACTACTTTACTCAGGAAACAGAAGACTATATTGTTAAATATAACAATCAACCTGACTCAGAAATTAGAAGTAAGATATATGAAACTCATATTCATTACCCTTTTTTCAAACTCACTCAGAATATAATTCATACTTTTAAATTTTATCATACTGAAGTAACTGATTTAGAACATTTACAACATGAGATAATTACATTTTTATTATCTAAAATGCATTTATTTGATCCAACTAGAGGGGCCAAAGCATATTCTTATTTCGGTACTATAGTTAAACGTTGGTTAATATTATATAATACTAAAAATTATAAAAAGAAAATTAATAATGTAGGAGTTGAAGAATTATCTAAAGAAGGATCATCTCATATTTACAGTATGGGTGATGACAGAATTAAAAGTGATTTAGATAAATATGTAGATATATATGTAAGTTATGTATCCGAAAATATATTTAGTCTATTCCCTAAAAAGAATGATGCACAGATAGCAGATGCCATTTTAGAATTGTTTAGAAAACGAGAAACATTAGAAGTATTTAATAAAAAGGCACTTTACATTTACATAAGAGAAATGGTTGATGTAAAAACACCAAAGATAACTAAAATTGCTGATAAACTACATGATATATTTAAACAGCAATATTTATTTTATTTAGAAAATGGTTATACTAGATTCTAACCTCCTTTTATCTTAATATTTATAACCAAAATATTATGGGATCATTAGATAGTGTTGTATTCGGGAAGAAGAAATTCTCTAATATCTTAGAAGAGATATACAACAATCAAAAGAAAAAAGAAAAACAAATATCAGGTTTAATATCTGAATTAAAACCTTTAATAAACGATATTGGTGATGCAACTTTAATTGTACCTCTTATAAAAGAATATATGGATATTGGCGTTCGTAACGATGAACAATTAATTAAAATGGCTACTATAGTACAGCGTGCGCTTAATAATAGTTCTAGTGAAGATACCATGGGTATAACGGAAGAAGAAAAAGCAGAATTAATGAAAGAGTTAGATAAACTCAACGAAAACTTCGAGGAAACAAAAGATGGCAACTAATTATGGTTTTACTGGTTTAAATAACAGCATATCTAAAGGTAATGATAATAATGCTATATCGACTTTATTAAGTGAAGTTGATGGAAAAGTTATAAGTGGTAGAGTAACAAATATTATTATAAGTGATACTAGCCCTAATTTTCAACTATATGGACAGTGGGCGGGTATAGGAACTGTTGAATTTGAAAATGTAAATGAACCCAATTCGAGTGGAACAGTAAGTTTTGCAACCCCTTTATTTCCCCATTTAACAAACTACCCAGTAGTAAATGAAATATTATTAATATTCTCACTACCAGATAATACTCAAAGTGGACGTTTAAATAAATCTACTAAATATTATTATATTTCTCCTACAAGTTGTTGGAATCACCCTCACCATAATGCTGTACCTACTCCTCTCTTAACAGAGGGAGAAATAGAACCAGAAAATGATACAGATTATATCCAAAACGAGATTGGAGTATCTAAGAATACACAAACAAAGGAATTTGAACTAAACTTAAATCCACCTACTGGTGGTACCTTTGTAGAAAAAGGTAATATTCATCCTTTATTACCCTTTATGGGTGATGTAATTATGGAGGGAAGATTTGGTAATTCAATTCGTTTAGGTAATACAGCAAAAAGTGATAGTACTTTTTATCAAAATAATTGGTCTAATTCAGGTGAAAATGGCAATCCTATTACAATTATAAGAAATGGCCAACCATCAGATACATCACCTGAAGGATTTGAACCTATAATAGAAAATATAAATAAAGATTTATCTTCTATTTATTTAACATCAAATCAAGCTATACCCATAAAAACTGAATTTTCTGATTTTCCATCATTAAATAATAACCCAACATCTTTAAGGGAATATAATTCAAATCAAATAATATTAAATTCAGGAAGATTAGTTTTAAATTCATCTACTGATAGTATATTTTTAACTTCTAACCAAAATGTATCTATTAATGCAGTAAAAGATATAGGATTATTTTCTAGAAATAATAATATTATTCTTCAAGGTAAGGAAGTAAGATTAGGGGAAAAAGATGCTAGTGAGTCTATTATATTAGGAGATAAATTTATGGAGGGTTTTAATAATTTACTTTTTGCAATTTCTTTACTATGTGATTCATTAACAACAGAACCTTTTTTAGGTCCTACATCTGCAACAGCATCTAATTTAAAAATTCAAGCCGATAATATGAAAAGTCAGTTATCTCAATATTTATCTAAATCCGTAAAAAGTATATAAATGGACTTATCTTTTCTCGAAGACTTAGGAAAACAACTTCTCCAAGAACCTAAATTTGCAAAAATATTAGGTGATATTGGTGGTAAAGAATTTTCAAAAGTATTGTCTGGGTTAATGGGTGATTTAAAAAAAGCTAAGGACTTAGCAGATTCAACACCTAAAGGATTAGGGGAAGAAGCTAAAGATGTTTCTAAAAAGGCAATAAATGAAGCTAAAAAAACAGTAAAAGCTAAAATTGCAGAAATTAAGCAAAAAATTAAAATTCTTAAACAAAAGAATATTCCTCGTTTTGAAACCTATACAGTTAGTGGAAGAATTTATGATTCCCAAACAGCAAAACCACTTAGGGGAGTAAAAATTAAAGCAGGAATAGACTCTGCACAAATACCAGGAAGTAATGTCGAAGTAAAAGCTGGGATAAAAACACCACCTGAACTTTCTGCCCTAAATACTGATATTAAATTAGCTACAGACTTTAGATTATATGCTCCTGTTAACCCCTTAATGGTTACAAAAAACCCTACAACAGATAAAGAAGGGTATTATAGTGTAAAGGTTAAAGTTTTAGTGGTAGGAGTTGAAGATGAAAGTAACACAAGTGAAAAAAGAGAATTAACTTCAATATTGGATTTAGGTTTATCTTTTACTAAAAGTGGTTATATACCTGCTTCAACTGCTATAATAAATTTAGATAAATCAATTAAAAGAGACATTCGAACTAAAGGAATGTTTAATATTGATGTTGCGGCACAAAAAGCTAAAGATGAAATTAATAATACTATATATGCTGTAGGTCAAAGACTTAGCAGTATAGGTTTAGAAATAGTAGAAAAAATATTAATAGCTAGAAAAAAAAGTGTACAAAATGTTGTTAATTTACTTACACAAAAATTAATTCCTGTAATAATTAGTATTTTATTATATTTTGCAATTACTAAACCTTCACAATTAAATGATGCAGTTTGTCCTTCCCCAGAAAAATTAAAAGAAGCTATTGAAAAAAGAAATAAAATTATAAGACAAATAAACCAAGTATATACTGCTATCATAGTAAATACAGGTTTAGCAGCATTATTTATAATAATTTCCCAAGCTCTACTTTCAGTACGTGGTAGCCTTGATGGTTTAGCTTTTCCAATGTCTATAGGTACACCACCAGCTAAAGATTTTGGTGGTTTAGCTAGCTCCATAACTTATAATGTTATTGCTGCTTTACAAAGAATAGATGATTTATTAGAGGATCTAGAAAAACAAAATAAAAAACTTAATAAACAACTTTTAATATCAATGGGTTTTCTTATAGCAGGATTAATAATTTGTAGAATTTTACTTAAGGCTATAGATGAAGGAATTAGTAAATGTGCACAAGATCAAATAGATAGTGGTGAAATTACTCTTGTAGAGTTAAGAGAAGAAATAAGAAACCTCGATTCTGAAAATGAAGAACAAGGTTTAAATATAGGTAAAGTAAATGGATTTGAAATCACAGTAATAGAAGGAAAAAATGTAGTTGGATCAATTACTCCAAGACAAGCAATAGCTAAAAACTCAGATGGAGTTATTCAACTTAGAGGAGAACAATCATTTAGCGCTACAGATCAAGTTCTAATTAATGAACTTGCATTCTACATTAAATCAAATAATTTAAAAGCATTCTAATTTAATATTTATAATAAATCATATACGTATGAAACTAAGTCAACTAAAAACAATCGTAAAGGAAGCCGTAAAAGAAGCAATCCAAGAAGAAATGAAAGATATTCTTATGGAAGCAGTACGTTCACCTAAACACACAGTTATCGAAACTAAAACAGCACCTCCATCAACGGGTATAGGAACACCTAACCCCATGAATCCTGTAATGCAAACTCCAATGCCTGAAGATAGTAGAATGGCTATGCGAGAAAATATCCAAAATGTATTAGGATCAATGATGCCAGGAGCAAATGGAACAATTAATGCAACAACCTCTAATATTCCTATGGGTGTAACACCGGGAATGGATACAACATCCCCAAATGGTAAACTTCCAGAAGGAAGTGTAAGTATGGATCAAATAATGGGGTTAATGAAAAAATAAAATATGGCATATTTAGTAGGACAAATATACCCAAATGATCTAGCACCAGGTACAGCTATAGGTTTTAACCTTCCTATAGATGGAGAGGCGGTATTTACTCCTAATTTTCAAACTAGAGATGCTATTAAAGTTAATTTAATTAATTTTTTATTAACAAACCCTGGAGAAAGACCTGCAAATCCTACCTTTGGAGGAGGTTTAAGATCTTTTATTTTTACTAAAATAGAAACAGAAAATTTAGATTATCTAAAACAAGATATTCAAGAAAAAATATTAAATAATTTTCCAAACGTATTATTAGAAGAAGTAGTAATACTCCAAAACCAGGATAAAAATGCTATTACTGTTAAAATAAATTATAGCATTCCAAATACTAACATTAATGATGAATTAGAATTAAACTTTACTTAATGGCTACATATCAAAACCCAAATATAAATAGAAATATATCCTATACAAATAGAGGATTTACAAGCTTAAGAAGTGAATTAATTAATTTCACTCAAACTTATTTTCCTAATACCTACACAGATTTTGATGCTACATCCACTGGTATGATGTTTATGGAGCAAGCTGCTTATGTAGGTGATGTATTATCTTTTTATTTAGATTCACAAATACAAGAAACATATTTACAATTTGCTAACCAAAATAATAATTTATATGAAATGGCGTATATGTTTGGTTATAAACCTAAATTAACAGGGTTAGCAACAACTGTTATTGAATTTTATCAACAAATTCCTTCTAAACAAATAGGAAATGAATATGTCCCTGATTATGACTATGCCCTTTTAGTACCTGAAAACACCAGTGTAAATTCTGATAGAGGGATTACTTTTACTATTGAAGACGCCGTTGATTTTACTGTTTCTAGTTCAACAGACCCAACTGAAATTTCTATAGCCCAAATAACATCAGGTGAACCTTCATATTATTTACTAAAAAAACAAAGAAATGCTTTATCTGGTGAAGTTAGATCTGTTGAAGCTAATATAGGAGCTTATCAAGCATTTCCTTCAATAATTGTAAACGACAACCAAATGGGTGGTATTATAGATGTATTTGATGGTGAGGGCAATAAATACTCAGAAGTTAATTATTTAGCACAAGAATTAGTATTTGAAGAAACTAAAAATACAAATATAAACGATCCTAATAATTTTCAAAACGAGGGAAATGTTCCTTATATATTACAAACAAGACAAACTCCATTTAGATTTACATCTAGAGTTTTAAATCCAACACAAACCCAAATACAATTTGGGTCTGGTAACCCAAATGATACAGCTGAATTAATAATACCAAACCCAGATAATGTTGGGTTAGGTTTAACCTTTAAAAAAGAAAAATTAACTACAGCTTATAGCCCAACTAATTTTATTTTTACTAATACTTATGGTATAGCCCCTTCTGAAACAACAATTACAGTACAGTATCTATCGGGTGGTGGTGTAGTTTCTAATGTACCTGCAAATTCATTAACATTTTTAAGTACAGCAGACATTAAATTCCAAAAAACTAACCTAAATTCTAATACAGCAGACTATGTAGTAAATTCTATAGCTGTAAATAACCCTAATGCTGCATCTGGGGGTAGAGGTGGAGATACAATAACTGAATTAAGAGAAAACATATTATCTAATTCTAATACTCAATTAAGAGCAGTTACTGCTGATGATTATTTAATTAGAACTTTAAGTATGCCTGGAAAATATGGTATAGTAACTAAGGCATATGCTCAAAAACCTTTATCTAATGAAGAAGATGCTACTTTAGATTTATATGTTTTAGGTCAAAATAATAATGGTACTTTAGCATTAACTTCTCCGAGTTTAAAACAAAATATAAAAACATATTTAAGTCATTATAGAATGATAGGAGATAGTATTAATATAAAAGATGCTTTTATAATAAACCTAGGAGTTGAATTTCAAATAATTACTATCCCAGAAGTTAATAATAATCAAATATTAAGAACTTGTATTAGTATAATAAATAATTTTTTAAATACTACTAATAGACAAATAAACCAACCAATTATTTTATCTCAATTAGAAATAGCATTAGATAGTGTTAGTGGAGTACAAACTGTTAAAAATATAACAATAACAAATAAAAACGATATATCTCAAGGATATTCTTCATATGCGTATGATATAGATGGAGCAACACAAAATAAAGTAATTTATCCTTCAATAGATCCTATGATATTTGAAGTTAAATTTCCTAATATAGATATAAAAGGACAAGTAGTAAACTTATAATTATGGCAGTATATAAATTATTCCCAATCAAAGATGCAACTATATATTCTGGCTACCCCGCTATGAATACAGGTTTAGATTCCTTATTAGAAATAAATAGTGAGTATCCTATTACTTTAACTCCTACCCCAAGAGTAGCTAGAAGTTTAATTCAATTTGATCAAGCAGAAATAGATAGTGTTTTTGATACTAAAATATCTTCTTCAAACTGGTCTAGTAGTTTAAAAACCTCTATATCGGTAGCAGAAGGTATTACCCAAAACTCAACATTATATGTTTATCCTATATCTGGATCTTGGGTCAATGGTACTGGACAATATTTAGATTCTCCCCAAACAGTTGATGGCACAAGTTGGGTATTCCAGACTTATTCTGGATCTAAAAAATGGGCAGTAGACGATATTTTACCATTTACCACTAGTTCTTACACATCAGGTAATAGTGGTGGAGGAACATGGTTAACAGGTTCAAATAATGATAGTATAACTTCACTTGTGGGTTCACAAACTTTTAATGTAAGATCCACTAAGGATTTAAATATTGGAGTTACAGATACAATAAAATTATGGTACTCAAGTAGTAAAAATATAGCCCCAGGAACATATTTACAATATGAAAACCAAGGGTTTATATTAAAATGGGATGATAGTATTGAATTTACAGCAAATAGATCAATACAACCTATATTAAAATATTATTCTGTAGATACAAATACAATATACCCTCCTGTTTTAGAATTAAAATGGGATGATTATTCATATGATACAACTTTAAATGAAATAACAACAACTGATTTATTTGTAGGAGTAGACCAAAACCCCGGGATTTTTTACTCTCAAAGTTTTAATAGATTTAGATTAAACGTGCGTCCTGAATTCCCAGTTCGTACATTCCAAACAGCATCTGTATACACTACTAATTATGCTTTACCAACAGCATCTTATTATGCTATTCAAGATTTGGATACTAATGAGTTTATTGTAGATTTTGATAGTAATTTTACACAAATAAGTTGTGACAATACTAGTAATTATTTTGATGTATATATGAATGGTTTACAACCTGAAAGATATTATAAAATATTAGTTAAAACTACAATTAATGGTAGTATAATAGTTAAAGATGAAGATTATTACTTTAAAGTGATTAATTAATAATGGCAAAACAAAGAATTGATTTAACAAAAGAAGTTTTTAGTAAAGCCCAATATGTAAAAACTATAGATACTAGTTTTAGTGAATTGGGGGTTACTTCTATAGGAGAGGATTTATTAGTTCAACCTTCTGTAGAAGAATTTTTTAATCAATATAATGAACTTTTTTATGACATTCCCCCTAATGGAGAAGTAAATTCTCATGAATATTTAGTTAAAACAAGTGGTGAATATATAAATTTTGAAGATAATAGTTTAGAAATAGAAGCATTAAGAGCAGAAATTGCTAGCCTTAGATCTGATAATCTTACATTACAAATGGAAAATTTAAAAATATCTATATCAGGTAGTGCATCTCCGGAATTGCAGGATAAATTATCTAAATTACAATCAGAATTAGAAGGAGCTCAATCTACTTTAGCTACATCAGCTGAACAACTATCCCAGGATATAGGGGATTTAGCACCAAAAGAATTACAAGAAGATACTAGTAACGTTACAGGAATAGGATATTTTTAAATAAAGTATGGAAGAAGATAAAATAATTATACAAGCATTAAACCCTGATAATTTTGAATACCAAGAATATATTTCTAGTGATCAAGAACTAATTGCATCATCAGATTTAGATACGGTATTTAATGAAGAAACGGACTATATTGAATTTTATGTATATGATGAAAATAATATTTTAATATATCCTTTAAATGAAACTTTAAAACTAACTAGTTATGATGTTCTTAAAGGAGATATAGTTTTAACACCTGAATTAGACTTAAAAAATTTAGGGTATGATAATTCTATATATAGTATACTTTATTCTTTTTATAGATATAGGTTAGGTTCTAACATCAATTTAAATTATTATATAACAGATATATCTTCTGATAGAACTGAAATTAGATTAGATAGTAATACTATTCTTAATGCTGATATAATTAATACAGTTAGAGAATTTATAAATTATAGAGAAGAAGCTGGGTATTTTGTTGATTTTTATTTAAATTTTGGACAGAATCAAACTATTATAGCCAATAATATTAAAATAGAAGATGAGGATTCAGATGATCCCACTATTTTAATAAAATTATATGAACCCTTACCATCTACTTTTGATATAAAATCTACTTTATGGGTAGTAGAGGAAGTTTCCACTCCTCAAATGTATCAAGTAAAATTTCCTTTTACACCTTTTAGTGGTATTAGTCAAGATTATATTAAGGGTCCTAACTTTAATTTAAATATAACCCAACAAACGGGAGAATCAGGACAACTTTATAATAATAATGAATTAACTAAAAGTAATGTTACTAGTTCTGCGAGACAATTACAAACTCTTTTAAATAAACAAGAGATATCTATTAATGTAGATTATGAAAGATACTCAGATTTTATAAATTTTAGCTCAGCAACAACAAGATTAAAGAATTTTTCTTATAAATTAAATTTAATAGAAGATTATACTAATTCTATAACTCTTTTATCGAATAATATAACAAGTGATACTCAAAATACTGTTTCTTATAAAAGATCTAAAAAAATATATGAAAATAAAATAATTGAAATTATTAATAATTTTGACGGTTATGATTATTTTCTTTATTACAATAGTGGATCTAAATATTCCTGGCCTAAATCTAGTTCATTTCCCCCTTATGAATTATACCCATCGAATAGTACAGAAGCTATAAATTGGTTAGGGAGTGAAGATGAAGAAAGCATAAATTATGGAGGACAATTATTATCGGCTTCTAATTACGATACCAATAACCAAGATTATTTGTATTATGCTATTCCTGAATATTTAAGAGATGATACCAACAATAATCAGTATATGTTGTTTGTTGATATGGTTGCTCAACAATATGATAATACTTGGGTGTACACTAAAGATCTAAGTAATAAATATAATGCTGATAACCGTTTAAATTATGGTATTTCTAAGGATTTAGTAGCGGATGCTATTAAAGATTTTGGTATAAAATTATATTCAAATAATTTTAATACTGATGATTTATATACTGCTTTTTTAGGAATTACACCTTCAGGTAGTGCATTTCCTTTTATTAATATGACGGGGTCAATTGGTGGTGAAATTAATACACCTACGGGGTATGAATACATAAATACTCAAATATCGGCATCTAATGATATAATGCCATTAGATGATGCTAATAAGCGTTTATATAAGCGTTTATACCATAATTTACCATATTTAATTAAAACTAAAGGTACTGTACCTGGTTTAAGGGCTTTAATCACTTCTTATGGTATCCCAGATACTATTTTAAGAATAAATGAATTCGGGGGTAAAGATAGAAATAATTCTCAAGATTGGGATTTACAACAGAGAGTATTTAATTATAAATTTGATACTGAAGGAACGTATTTTATTTCATCTTCATTTGATCCTAATGTTAATTTAGGCAATGGGTATGATTCTCCAAAGACAGTACAATTAAGATTTAAGGCCCCAGGAATTCCACTAGATGCTAGTGTTTCACAATCTATATACCATCTAGAAAATTCAGTGAGTGCTCTAGTATTAGAGTACACCGGAAGTGGTCTTGCTAGTGGTTCATATTCAGGTAGTATCCCAGATCCTAAAAATAAATTTGGTACTTTAAAATTTATACCTGATGTTAATTCAAACGAAAATATATCTGCTAGTTTATATTTACCTTTCTTTGATGGAGATTGGTGGTCAGTACAAACTACAGTAAATACTGATAATACAGCTTCATTATATGCAGCTAATCAAATTAATAAAAATTTAGGATTTACGGGATCAAGTATAATTACTGGTTTCGATAGTAATTATTATTTTAATGCCGAAAAAGCATTTATCCCTAAGGGGAGTAGTAATTTAACTGTAGGAGGTAAATCATATACCTTATTTTCTGGTTCTTTACAAGAATTAAGATATTATAACACAGAAATATTACCAAATGTATTTTATGATTATACAATGAATCCATTTTCATTTGAAGGAAATGGGGTAAATAGTGCTCCTAATGAATTAATATTTAGAGCAGATTTAGGTACTCTTTTAAATACTGGAAGTAGAATATCGGTTCATCCTAAAATAACAGGATCTGCACCTTTTATGACTTCTTCATTTATTAATAATAGTGATTTTTATATTAATTATGGTAATTTTTCAATAAATAGAGAATATATCCACCAAGACCAAGTATTAGGTGGAATTAAAAATAGAGTAACAGATAAAATAACTACAAATGAGTTAATAATGCCCGAGGGTAATACTTTATCTGGAATAAGATCACTTCAACAGCTTTCTTTTGAAAGTGCAAGCTATACACCTAATGTAGATTATATGGAGGTAGCTTTTTCTCCACAAGATCAAATTAATGATGATATTAATTCTCAAATGGGTTATTTTAACTTAGGAGACTATATTGGTGACCCAAGACAAATATCAGAATCAGGATATAACTATCCTAATTTAGATACTTTAAGAGATGCTTATTTTGAAAAATATATAAGTGGTTATGACCTTAATGATTTTATTAGGTTAATGAAATTTTTTGATAATTCATTATTTAAAATGATTAAAGATTTTACACCTGCTAATACAAGTTTAACATCCGGAGTAGTAATAAAACAACATTTATTAGAAAGAAATAGAGTAAGACCCCCTCAAGTATCATGGATAAATTCAGCATACTCAGGTACATTAAAACCTCAAGTAAGAGATTATAGTACAGGTTCAGGTGATACAGGGGCATATGAATTTGTTAGTGGTTCGTCTATATATAGATTTAGTGGTGGAACCGGAGGATCACTACAACAATATGCAGGATTAAATACATCACCATCTGCTTCGGCTTATGGTTTATCTAACATTTATAGTTTAACTCAAAGTTTTTCTGAATCATTAGAAGGAAGATTAGGTAGAGAAGTAAAAATTATATTTAATCAAGATGAATTTTATAATGGAGAATTTAGTGGGTCAGAATTTATCGCAACAACTCAGTCTTTAAGTCCTGATTGTATACCATATCATAAATCCCCAGATGCTCCTCTTAATTATTATCCACTATTCTTTTCTGATTCTACTTCAGATATATTTTATGGTACTACTACTTTAGAATTTTGGCAAGATAATAGGAATGAACCCTTACCTGGTTATGTTTGGATATTTACACAAAGAAATCCATCAACCCAAGAATATGAAGCTACTAAAATTAAATTAGCAGCTAGAGATTATTATGGAAATGAAGTAAGAGATTATTTATTAGGGGTAGAATTTGTACAATTTATATTCCCTGAAGGGTTTAAAAAATATTTTATTGAAGGAGTAACAATTAACCCTAATTCAGCTTTATTAAATGTAGATACACAAAGAGGTGATTATAGGTTTGTATCATCTTCAAATGGAGGCACAGAAAACTGGAGTTTAAGAGTTTCAGGTGATGTATCCTCATCAGCTAACCCTAGTGTTGCTGGGTTTGATCCAAATTCACAAAACTTTTTCCACGCACTTACAAATGTACAATTGCAAGCTATAAGATATTACAATAATGTATATAATGATGCTTTAGGTTTTTTTGATACTGGATCAATTGATTATTTAACAACAGGAATATTAGGTAACCAAGAAGCATATGATTGGGGTGTATATACAATCCCAAGAACACCAAATGTACCTTGGATATTATCTGCTTCTATAGCATATAGTTCATCTGGTGGTAATACTGTAATTGATGATATTTCAAGTGTAGGAATTTATCATTCTGGTAGTTCTGTAACTTCAAACTTAGGAGTAACAACAATAGGAATAAATCCTTATGATCCATCTGAATCTAGAACAACAGGTAGCTTTAGATTACCTCCAATTTCAATAAATTTAGATTCTTCATTTTTTAATACTAATATATCAAATGCTGCTTTTGGGGATCAAATACATCCTTTTAGACTACCATATACATTTTCTACTGATACTACTTTTGGTAATAGTAACTTTAAAGAAATTGCTTTCAATAATAGTAGTATTAACTTAGCTACACGAATGTATATATCATTAACTACTAATGATGGAGATAGTTATCTTAATAGAACTAATACATTTAATAATGCTAATAGTTTTACATTATTTAATGCTAATGATATTAACAATACTATTACAGTATCAAATGCTAGTACGGTATTAAATGGTAGTGGCGTAATATTTGCTGATTCTGGAAATCAATGGATGATTAAAGAATTTAGTGCTGGTAACGCAGTAGGAGTTGGTAACCAATTTACAGATCTAACCCCTATAGAATTTTTACCAAGTACTATTAATGATGCTTCTGGTCATGCTTTAATAACACAAGCTGGTACCGCATCATTTGATTATGATTTTTCAGAGTTTACAGTAGGAGGAGTAGCAGCAAACCCTCCTAGAGCAAAAGCCGCTAACATTAATCCTCGTGAGGGAACTGGTAGCCCTATACCACCAGGATATACTAACCCTAATTTTTCAAGTATTGAAAATTATTCTTTCTTTACTACTTCTATTAGTGATGGAAAAATAAAAGCTAAAATAGATTATGCTGGTTTAAGAAATTACATATCAGATGCTGGTGGTGTACCTTCAAGTGCTGTTGTATACATGGAATATAGTGTAACAGCAACACAACATACCCCAACTCCTATAGATGGACAACCAGGTCAACCTACAATACCATTAGCTAATAGTGTTACTGTCTTTCAAGGAGAAGAAAGCTTTGCAGGAAGTATATTATCTGGTCCTTCTGAAATTGTTGGTTCTAGATCAACTTTTACTATCAATAATACCCCTGAAAATAAATCTAGAGGTAATATACAAAATAATGTAGGACCCCAAGCATCAGATCCTACTAATTTAGGTAAAAGATTTTATGAACTTGGGTTTACGGGTTATGGACAAACATTTGAATATTTTATTCCATCTTTTACTTTCCAACTTTACTATCAATCAAATATTGGTGGCACAAGTGGTGGAAATACATCGGGAGCAACTGCTGTTGAGGGAGTAGGAAATTCTTCTACCACATCCCCTTCTTCTCAGCCAACAACTATAAATTTAGGTTCTATATCACAAGGAAGTAACTCATCAAGATCTAGAATACTTTATGGACTAGCAAGAAGCATTAACCAATTAAATGGAAACTTACAACAAAGACTATGGGTAACAGGATCACAACATAATCCAAGACAATTGATTACATCTTCATTATATGTTAAAAATGCTAATATAGACCCAGAACAAGTAATAACTTTTCCTGATAGCCCTATAAATAATATATATAGAACAAGTTCATATATTGAAGATAGATATAGTGTTACTGGATCAGGTGCTGTCACTTTCCAATATACAGATGCTTTAACAAATAGTCTTAAATCTAAAACATTAAGTGATGAAGAAATTGTATATGTAAATGTTAGAAATGGTGGGACAACTCCAACTCAAACTTCTGGGGGTAGTATTTCATCTACTTTAGAAGAAAGTAATACTTTATATCCTACTATTAATACAACTGAAAGTATGTATTTTGTAGAAACATATATTACAGGTACTAGTTATCCAAATTTGACACCAATTTTAGGAGTTTATCCAAACACACTTTTCCAACCAGGAACAAATCTAAATTACCCACAATTATTTATTACAAATTCTATTCAAGATCCTGAAAGTGGATATAGATTTACAGGTTCATTACAAATATATAAGGGTAATGCTGATAATATTAATAGTTTGGGGGTACCAGTATTTTCTCGTGATTTTATTGTCCCTAATAGTGAATCAATTCAGGATATAGAACTTAGTGGTTCATTTATATCTAATTTTAAATATAATGATACTTTTAGAATAGCTATTCAAGCGGATAAAAACTTAGGTTCATTCTTAGATATTACAGAATATAGTATGAGTATATTCCCTTCAGAATCTAAATTCGGTAGTATATTAGATGACCCTTCTGATTATGGTTCAGCTATATATGGAGATGATGCTTATGGAGGTAGCTCTGCAATATTAACACCAGGATATGGTAAATATTCAGTTCCAGTTTTAACACCAACTATTGTACCTAACTTTTATTCTGATGGTGTTTTACCATTTGCTTTAGCTATAAATTGTCAACCATTAATAAATAATTTTAATCTACAAAGACAAAGTACTTACTTAATGGATGTAGATTATACTAACCAGTTAGGTACATTAATACCAGTTAATCAAGCTCAAATATTATCAGGTAGTGCTCAAAGAGCAACAGTTCCTGATTCTAATTATACACAACATACTTGGACTGATATTAGATATGATGGTTCAAAAGCACAAAGTAAATTTTTAAATGTTTGGTCACCTACGGATTTTGGAACTTATGGACAATTACCTGTAATAGAATTAAGAAATGCATATTTTGGATATTTTAGTTCTATAAAGGATCCATATCCAATAAAAAATGATGTTACTAGATTAAATATGTCATATTTAGTAGATGGTCAATCAAATGCATTACCACCTTCATTACAAGGAGTAGCAAAAGATATTGTAGAAAAAACATTCCCTGTAGGTAAAACAACTAAATTAGCTATAGATATTAAAGCTGATGCTCAAGTTTTAGAAGAAATAAATGATGAACATAAAATAATATCTGTAGGTACTTATTTAGCTCCTGTTTTATATTCCCAAACTAGTAGTAGGGGATATTCATCAGGTATACCACTTTCAGGATCTGGACGTATTAGTCTATATGATAACCCAGATACTGGATTTACAGATTATAGTTTTGTAGCAGAAGGTACTTCATCTGCAGAAACAGGAAGAAGTGTTAGTTTTTATTCTCAACCTTCTTCTAATTATACAACAGGAAGTTATGCTGAAAAAGCTTATCTTTTAAATACAGAACCTGAGGGTGCTGTTGCTTTTGTCAGTGAATCTTTTAGATCCTCAGGTCAAGATACATCACAACAACAATATTTATCTACTATCCAAGCAGTACCTACAACTTATATATACTCAGCGGATTATCATAGAAAAGGAAATTGGAAAAGAAAAACAAAAAGAAGAGAATATATAGAATTTACCACTAAATTAGGTTTAGAATATACTTACGACGGTGTAACAACAAACATACCTTTTAATGCTACGGATATAAGATTAAGAGTTTGGAAAGGAAACCAACCTTATGATGCTGGTTCTGTAGTGGATAAAGTAGATTTTGTAGGATCTTCAGTTGTTACTAGAAGGTCTGGTGGTAGTTTTTGGTCAAAATCAACATCAACAACTTCATACTCAGTTTCATCTGGACTTAAATTAGATAGAGATAATAAACTTAATATGCAAGTTGATGAAGCAATTGTTGAATCCATATTAAATTCAAGGGGACTTGGAGGTAAAGGTGTAGAAGATGGAGGAGCAATTCAAGGATTAGAATGGGTATTCTATGCTAATAGTGGAGAAAATATATATAAAAAAGATAGCTATATTCGATGGAAAGTTGAAGCAGATATATTATCTGGAAATAATAACAAAAATACAATAAACCCAGTAGGATTCCCAGGACCTAGTTTTGCATCAAAATTATCATTAATTGGGTCTAAAACACATCTTTTAGAAAATGAAAATACAGCATCTGCTCCATATTGGGTATTTGCAAATGATTTACCACCATCAGCAGTTCCATCTACAGATACTAGTACTAAATATTTATATATGTCAGCTTCATTAATAAATGAAGCGTATGGTGGTGATTTTTCACAAGGAGAATTACCTTACAACCCAGGTCCTTATATAGGATTCCCAGGTAATCAAGAACCAAAATCCTCAAAAATAGGTGAAGTAGTATCAAGTGTATTTATTCAAGAAAATGATGAAATTAGATTTGGAAATAATGAAAATTATTCTTACAAAATTGTAAAAGTTTGGGCTCCACAAGAAAATGTAATGGATGATGATATAGGTCGTGTTAAAATTGAACTAGACAGACCATTACCTGGTAGTGATGCTACTAATGGAGGTGCTAGCGCACTTAATAAAGATTTCTTTTTACTTAGAAGATATGTACCTAATGCTAATAGTGTATTTTTAGAAATGCCTTACCCTTATTCATTATCTACGATATCAGCTTCATTTGAAGAAACCCAAACCCCTAATGGTCAATTACTTAGAAACCCTCAGGAATTATTAGGTTCGATTATAACTCAACCAACTGCTTCACCAGTAGGTTCATATACTAATGTTCCTTTATCATCAAGTGCAGGATTTAGTACACAAACAGGTGAAGGTGCTTTAGCAACTATAATAGTAAGTGGAAGTGGGGGTGATTCTGAAGGAATTATTTCGTATATTGAAATAACTAATGCTGGTTCTGGATATTCTATAAATGATAGTTTAACTTTAGATAATAGCACTATAAATCCTAATGATGATTGTCTAATTAGATTAACACCTTTAGATATAGGTAGAACTACAACTTTAGTACAGGACAACATACCAACAGAATTTACTTCTCCTGGTATAATGTTCCCCGAGTTTCCATCTGTTCAAGTAGAAACAAGTGCTTCTGTAATAATAAATGAATTAATTAGTAAAGGAGTAATAGATAACTAAAAAAATATATATTTATAACATATAATAACAATTTATATAAAACACAATGGGATATTTAAACAATTCAGTAATAACAGTTGATGCTATTCTTACCAAAAAGGGAAGAGAGTTATTAGCTAAAAATGATGGTTCTTTTAGAATCACACAATTTGCATTAGCAGATGATGAAATTGATTATACATTATATAATCCAACACACCCATCAGGTTCTGCATATTATGGAGAAGCAATAGAAAATATGCCTCTATTAGAAGCATTTCCAGATGAACAACAAATGATGAAATACAAGTTAGTTACTTTACCTCGTGGTACAGCTAAACTACCAGTACTTGATTTAGGATATGCTTCAATCAATATGAAACAAGGAGCACAATTAGCAATTACACCTCAAACTTTAAATTATTTAGGAGCTCAACAAACATTTGAATCTAGTGGGTACTCAGCTACAGTTGGAGATGTTCGTTTGTTCTCACAATTTCAAGGCCAAGGTATTAATACAACAGCCGCAGCAACAGCAAATGCAACTGCTACTCAAACTATTGGAACTAATATTTCAGCAACAGTAACAGGAACACAAATTAATTTAACAGCAACTACAGTTAATACATTATTTGGTTCACAAACTCAATTAAGAACTACTTTAACAGTAATAGGATTAGATAGTGGGGCTAGATTAACTATCCCAGTAACAATAACACAAAACAGATTAACATAATACAATATGGGCTTTAAAAGATTCGATCCAGAAGATTTCGTAGTAAGTGCAGATACAGTTACATCAACTGTATGGTCAGGTTTTCAACCTTCACTAAATTCCTACTTTACATCTTCAGTACAAAAAGAAGGAACATCAGGTCCTTATTATTTAAACGTTTTCCAAACAGGGTCTGGAGTACAGGGTTCTGAAATTCAGTTTGCAATAGCATTTGGAGATGAAACAGGAAGAGGTTCAGTAGATTTTGATACAGCAGTCCCTGGTGTATCACCCTCTAGAACAATTTATGGTCAATATAGGACTTTAGTATTGGAGGATGAAAATGCAGACTTTCCTTTTGGAATAAACTTTACAGGAAGTTATTTTTATGCATTAAATGTTGAAAGAGCAAGATATAAGGAAAAATTATTTCCTGGTTCAATGAATTTAGTAATATCAAGTAGTAACCCTCAAATTAACTCAATTACTTTAACAGATAATTCAAATGAAGTTACCTTACCAGAGTATTTTGGTACTATGAGAGCTTATCAAGTAATTAGTGGTTCCGATGGTACGGCATGGAATGGTAATGGATATTCATTTAGTGGTTCTTACGGTTTATTTTTACCAGACATTTCTACTATATTATTAAATGGTGCTGCTTTAGATGATTCTTCAACCCCAGGTACAAGTGGGTTAAATGATGGATGTGGTATTGGTTTAGGAACAGTTTTAACTTCTAATACTAATGGTGATAATAATTCTAAATTATTTAGACATATATCAGCATCATCAGGAAATACTAATGGTAAAATATTTGAATTAAACTCTCAAGAAACTATAACATCTGATTTTGTATTTGTTAGAACTAGAAACTCAGAATTTAATTATTCTGAAAACCCAAGTTTCATATCAGGTTCAACTGGTGAAGTAATTTTCAATTATTTTATTAATAATCCTCAAACATTTCCTACTTGTGTAGGAATGTATAATGATGCTAATGAATTATTAGCAGCGGCAAAATTATCAAGACCAATATCAAAAGATTTTACAAAAGAAGCTCTTATTAGAGTCAAATTAGATTTTTAGAAATGGAATGGCTGCTACTAAACAATTTAACTCAGAAGATATAATAATTTCTCCATTAGAAGTAAATAAAAACTTTACTTTTTCTGGTAGTGCCGAATTAACAGGTTCTGAAGTTGGGATTGATCGTTTTTTAGGTTCTAATACTGTAGAACTCGTTACTACGGGTTACATAGATGTTAGATTTCAATCTAGCATATACCATTCAATTAAACAACTTTATTATACTAATTATTTATCAGGTAGTAATGGTAATACATCGAATGTTAATACTGCTAGTTTTAATATAGATGGTACTGTTTCTCCACCTTTAAGTAGTTCTCAAACTTATCAACCTAGTTATTATAATTATCCTCAAACGGATTTATCCCCATATAAATATTTTCCAACAGCATCTTATACAACTTTTTTAAAAAATGCACCTGGATTATATGGAACAGCAACTTACGGAGATGCTATATATGGCTTAGTTAATAAAACTCCTAAAATAGGAGTATTATCAATACCTAAAAATTTATTTGGAGATTATATACAACCTAAATCTATAATAATAAATACAAATAGTGGAAGTTATAAAGATGATGGAGAAGGAAGACTTATAAGATATAATAGTACTAATAATGTAGAAGTATATGTTGGTAACGTTATATACCAACATGGAATGATTATATTAACAGGAGGTAATAGAACAACTCCTATTGGTATAGCAGGAGATGTATATGGTGATGCTGAATATGGTTCTGGATTTTATGGAGGAAGAACAGTTGGTAATAATGATATATTAAATTTTGTAACAGGTTCAAATATTGAAGTTAAATTTTCATCTTCATTTGGATTATATGAAACTCAGTATAAATGTACTATAGGAGAAAGTGAATTTAATTTTACATTAAATCCTAGTATAATTTCATCTAGTCGTGATGGTTCTATATATAATTGGGCCACATCATCATATTTTGATCCATATGCTACTTGTGTAGGTTTATATGATAATGATAAAAATCTAGTAGCTGTAGGTAAACTTCCAAACCCCCTACCTACTTCTAGAACAACTGACACAACAATTTTGATAAACATCGATAGACAATAGAAAATATTATATTTATAACAAAATAAAATTTTAAATAATGGCAAAACAACTAATTCTAAGCGGTATTACAACAGGAGGTACCATTGAAGCTAGTCATGTATCACAATCTGTTAATGCCTTTACGGGGCAAGATGCATACGATATAAAAGTTTCAGGTTCTTTAGTAACCTCTGGATCTTTAAAACTATCAGGTTCTTTAGAACTAACTGGGTTATATGGTAACGATAGTACAAATGATGGAAGTGTCTTAGTATTAGATCCTTCTACAAATACTGTATATGTAACAGGTTCCTATGGAGGAGCTGGTGGAGGAGGTGGACAAGGAGTCCAAGGTGCACAAGGAACAACAGGTGCAGGAACACAAGGTATTCAAGGTGGAACAGGTATTCAAGGTGGAACTGGTGGACAAGGTACAACAGGTATTCAAGGTCCAATAGGACTTCAAGGAGTACAAGGTATTACCGGTACAGGAACACAAGGTATTCAAGGTTTACAAGGTGGACAAGGTACAGTAGGTACAAGTATAACAGGACCTCAAGGTGTACAAGGTGGAACAGGTATACAAGGAGTACAAGGTGGCCAAGGTATTCAAGGTTTAACAGGTACAGGAACACAAGGTGTTCAAGGTACAACAGGTGGAATAGGTACACAAGGTATTCAAGGTTTACAAGGTGGACAAGGTTTAACAGGTGATGGAACACAGGGTATTCAAGGTTTACAAGGTGGACAAGGTACAGTAGGTACAAGTATAACAGGACCTCAAGGTGTACAAGGTGGAACAGGTATACAAGGTATTCAAGGTTTACAAGGTGGACAAGGTACTATAGGTGCGGGAACACCAGGAACACAAGGTGTACAAGGTGGAACCGGTATACAAGGTGTACAAGGTGGACAAGGTACAACAGGTGCAGGAACACAAGGTATTCAAGGTATTCAAGGTTTAACTGGTATACAGGGAGTACAAGGTGGACAAGGTACAACAGGTGCAGGAACACCAGGAACACAAGGTATTCAAGGTATTCAAGGAGTACAAGGTACAGTAGGTACAAGTATAACAGGACCTCAAGGTATTCAAGGTACAACAGGTGGTGGTACACAAGGTATTCAAGGTTTACAAGGTATTCAAGGTTTACAAGGTGGACAAGGTACTACAGGTGATGGAACACAGGGTATTCAAGGTCCAACCGGAGCTGGTGGAGGAGGAGGTGGTACACCTTATTCTCAAACTGTAAGATATAACGCTTTAAGTACCTCAAACGCTTTAATCCAAATTAAATCATCAGGAAATATATGGGGTGGTTTATCATGGTCACGTATTACTACAGCATTAACTGTTACTCATGCAAGTCATGGTTTAACAGCAGGAGATTTTGTTGTAATAAGAAATATGAGTGAAGATTATTCATATCTTGAAATACAATCTGTTACTACAAATACCTTTGTTTTGACAGTAGCCAATTCAGGTGGTTCATCAGGTACAGAGGGTGCTTATGTAGTAGCATTTAAAGCCGCTATTACAACAAATGTAACTGCAGGAGATATTGATAGTGTAACAATTACAATGCCATCAGCAGCTTTAGAAGCTAGTCAACAATTAGAATCTATTAATATATCATCTGATGCTCAAGAAACAGTAATGGTACTTACTGTTCCAAGGGGAATAGAAAGTGGTGCCGCTGGTGCAGCAACAAGTTTAATTAATTATAATTACCCAGTTGTAAGAGGAGTTATTGGGAATAATCAACCTTCATTTGTAAACATGGCGGCTTTTATAACATCTACCAATGTTAACGCAAACAATTTTAATATATTTAATATATTAGGGAGTGATGAAGCAGTAGGAGACGCATCTACTATAAAGGTTTTATTTTAATTAATTTAAAAAATACATAATTGAATGGCAAATCAAGATTTATTAAAACTTGGTAGAGTAACTGCTGGTGGTGGTGGTGATTTTACAATTTTTCCTGGAGGTACAACATCAAATAGTTTTATAAGATTTACTGGACAATTTTTTGATGGTAGTACAACTGTTACTGTTACTGCCCCCAATGCATCTTATTACGGGATAGAATATATTAGACCTGGATTTTTACTTAGAAAAACAGGACAAGGATTTACAGATAATTTAACTGAAGTAATAAGTGTTGATGTAGGAAGTAATACTATAGTGATAGCAGATGCTGCTACAGCTGATTCTACTGGAACTACAGTAGTTAGAATTAATAAAGGATTAACTTTTGTACAATCTGGTTCTTTAATAATTCCATCAGGTTACCCTACATGGAGATATACCTCAGTAACAGGAAGTCAAGATTCTGAATATAATACAGATTATTCTAAATGGGCGGCATTAATCCCATTAGCATTAACCAGTTCAGACTCTGCTACAGTATCATCAGTTTATGGTGTATATGATATATCAGAAATTACAGATAGAATTGGTGATGATCAATCAAGTTTTTATATCTCTGCTAGTGTAGCTTACCCAGAACCTGCAGCATATACTCCAAGTTCAGGAGTAACAAATATAGCAATAACTGAAACAACCTTAACTTCTTCAATTGCTCCTTTATTTCATGGTGGTGATATAGGTGTATTAGAAGGATTAGGTTTTGCAGCTGGTCAAAATCAAATAGTAAAATTTATATCCCAAAATTCTGGGAGTGGTGGAGGTAGTGTAGCTACATTCCCTTTTACAGGATCAGCTCAAATAACTGGTAGTTTAGCAGTTACAGGAAGTTCAACTTTTCTTAAGGATAAAGATAGAACAGGTGATTTTTTCTTAATACAATCTGCTAGTTTTACTGCACTAAAATCCACAGATACAAGTATAATTACTTTTGGAAATTTTACAAGTCTTCCAACAGCAGTAGATGGAGGATTTGCATATAGTGGTAGTAATTTTTATGCAGGAATAGGAGATTCTTAATACGTATAATAAATAATAATAAATAATAATTAACAAACAAACAAAACAACAATTAAATGGCAACATGGAAAAAAGTAATTGTATCAGGATCATCAGCAGTATTATCTAATCTTGCTCTGGATACAGCCCTACCGGTAGGATCTGGGGGTACAGGTGCATCATCTCTGACTGACGGTGGTGTATTATTAGGTAGTGGAACTGGCGCAATTACTGCTCTAGGTCAAGCTACAAACGGTCAATTAGTAGTTGGTTCTACAGGAGCAGATCCTGTATTAGCAACTTTAACTGGTGGAGCAAATATTACAGTAACAAATTCAGCAGGTGGTATTAGTATCGCTGCAACAGGTTTAGGTTCAGGTACAGTACAAACTGTATCAGCAACTGGAACTGAAAATGGTTTAACATTAACTTCAGATGGAGATACTGTTGATCCAGTAATCACATTAGGTGGTACTTTAGGAAATATTACTAATACTCAATTAGTAAATGATGGAATTACAATTGCTGGTCAAGATATATCTTTAGGTGGTTCAATCACTGCTGATACTATTGCAGGACAAATCTCAGCAACAACTATTACTAATGGACAATTAGTAAATGATGGAATTACTATCGCAGGTAATGATATTTCACTAGGAGGATCAATTACAGCAGCTACAATTTTAGCTGGAACAAATGTAGTATCAGGTTCTTCAGATGGTGTATTAAGTCAAGGAAATGGTATTACAGCATTTAGTTTCGATGGATCAGGTGATGCAACAGTAACAGTAGCAGCTGATTCAACTACTGGTGGTAATACTAAACCAGTTTCAGTTGGAGCTAATGGTGTTGGTTTCGACATCAGTACAATTGATGGATCAGGTCTTGGAGTATCAGGTGGAGAATTAATAGTAAATGTAGATGATTCATCTATTGAAGTTAATGCTGATACTTTAAGAGTAAAAGCAGGTGGTGTTACTAACGCAATGTTAGAAAACGATGGTATTACAATTGCAGGTAATGATACTTCACTAGGAGGATCAATTACAGCAGCTACAATTTTAGGCGGAACAGGTGTATTTTCTGGATCAGCTCAAATTGGAGACTATGTAGCAAATCTTGGTTCATTAACAGGTTTAACCACAACTGGTAATTCAGGTGTAGGTTCAACTCCAACTATAGCTGTAGCTTATGGTTCAACATCTAATACAGCAGCACAAGGTAATACAGGTGTTACTTTCTTAGGAACAGCTAATGAAGTTGAATTATCAACAAATACCTTTACAACAGTAGGTGGTGGTGGTGCAGTTACTATTGGTTTACCAAATGATGTAACTATTGGAAATGATTTAACTGTAACTAATGATATGTTAGTACAGGGGGATTTAACAGTACAAGGTACAGCATCTTTCCAAAATCAACAGAATTTAGAAGTAGCGGATAGATTTATCTTAATGGCTTCTGGTTCAAACTCAACTGGAGATGGTGGTATTGTAGTACAACAAGCAACACAAAATGTTGGTGAATTATTTGGATTTGATTTAGGAGCAACACGTTGGGCAGTAGATTCAGCGTTCAACGCTCAAAACTCATCATTTACACCAGAAGCATTTATGGCGGCAGTAGTAGAAGGAACAGGAAATGTACCTTCAGAAGCAGCAGCTAGATATGTGAAAAAAGGTAACCTATTTGTTGGAGCTAATGAAGACATCTATATTTATTCATAACATTAAATGGATAAATTAAAATGGGTTTTAAAGCTGGAAAAACAATAATAGGAAAACTTCCAAAAGATAAGGTGGACCCCTACAGGGGTCTACCATCTTTTTCTGATGATGACTTTTCATATTTATTTCATAAACTCCAAAATATGGAGTTTAAAGGTGCAGAAATGGAAAAAATTTATACTTTAACTTTGAAACTCCAAGAACTGTACGTATTTTATAATGATAAAAAACTGAAAAAATGAGTAATTGGAACTTTTTTAGATTAAGAATGAATATAAATCCAACTTCTACCCCAGAGGCTTGGAGTATGGAGGATATAACCTCTGGTACTTCAGCAGATGTAACATCATTAATAAATGGTAGTACTGTAGGAGGACAAACCCAACCAATGGTTGATCCTTCAGGAACTAGAGTATATATACCTGAATTCAGTAATAAAAAAGTAAGACAACTTAGTTTATCATCGGCTAATGATTTATCTTCAACTATTTCTAATATAGGAGTCAGCTCAGCTTTTTCTTATAATTTTTCCCATTTCCAAATGTCTCGTGATGGAACAAAAGGATTTATAAAAGATTATGTTGGAAATAACATTTATCAATATAATCTATCTACTGCTTGGGATATAACAACTATGTCTACTACAGCAGCTAATAGTATAAGTTACTCAATACCTTCTGGAAATTGGGTAGAAAGAGGGTTACATTTTAATACTGATGGTACTGAATTATATTTTATAATATCATCTTATTCAACAACTCCTTTTGCTATAAAAGCATATAAATATGTTTTATCTACAGCGTATGATCTTAGCACAGCAGCAACTGTGGATGTTATCGATATAACAACATCAGCTGACCCTTCTGCTCCAGAATTTGGTGGAAATAGACCAAACAATATAATAATTTTTGAGAATAGTGTTCAAACTCCTTATTACTTAATATTTGGTGCAGGAGAAGCAGCGGCATATACAAATTCAGTAGCTAATACTAGTGTTATTCAAAATGGTTATACATCATATACAGGTGCTGAAAATTATCATTCATCTAATGATAATGATAATGCGTATTATCTTGAAAGATCGGGCCCAACTAATAATTTTACTTGGACTTTGTATCAATATAATACAAACATAACATAGTAAAAACATTTTAAAATATATTAAATATTCAATTATATTTACATATTTATAACATATATTATAGGCCATAACGGAAGTGGGCTCTTTGAGTAACCAACCATAATAAAAAAATTGACATGCCAAATTGGAAAAAAATAGTAGTTAGTGGATCGGATGCTAACTTAAACTCAGTCACGGTACAAGGGGATGTATCAGGTAGTATTAACTCAAATTTCTATGGAGACGAATTCATAGCCCATGGAGAAGATGCAAACTCAGGTTTTACTCTTAATTCTTTAGGTAACAAACCTCAAGTTTATTCATCTAATTCTAAAGTACAAATAGGAAATTCTGTTGATGGATCTCACATATCCCTTAATAATCCTGTAACTGGTTCTAGTGTAAACTTCACAACTAAGGTTGATACCCCAATATTAAAAAATAATACATCATTAAATATACAAGCCCCGGGAGTTTCTATTTCTGGAGGCTCAGATTCTTTACACGAGTCTTTATTCGTACACGGTACTTTTAACAACCCCGTAATAGGGCTAAAAGGAGCAATCTCAAGAGATTCAACAGTAAATTCTACAGGTTCAGCAGGACAAGTAATTTCCTCCACTCCTGGTGGATGGAATTGGGTAGATAAAGACTCAGGACCTCAAGGTGCTCAAGGTATTCAAGGTGTACAAGGAATACAAGGAGTTCAAGGAATTACAGGTGGACAAGGAGTTCAAGGAGTTCAAGGTATACAAGGAGGACAAGGAACTACAGGTGTTCAAGGAGTACAAGGAGGACAAGGAACTACAGGTGGACAAGGTACAACAGGTGGACAAGGAGTTCAAGGTATTCAAGGAGTACAAGGAGGTCAAGGTACCACAGGTGTTTCTACATTTGGGGCTGCTTGGAATTATTCCACATCTACAACATCAGCAGACCCAGGTTCAGGTAATTTTAGATTTAACGCTGCCGACCCTGCATCAGCATCTGAAGTTTATATCAGTAATACAGATGCAGATGGATTAGGAGTTGGTCCCATTTTAGATACACTTGTAGATTCAACTAACCCAACAGGTTCTATTTTTACATTTAGAGCTAGAGCTAACCAACAATATTTTGATAGTTTTTATGTTGTTAGTCTTACAGACAATACTACTTGGAAAGAATTAGGAATTATTCATATAGATAAAAGTGGTTGGAATAATGTAGGAAATGGAGATGAAACTTTTGGTGCTATAGAAATTATAGGAGATTTAGGAGCACAAGGTGCAACTGGAGCACAAGGTACAACAGGTGCACAAGGAGTACAAGGAGGACAAGGAACTACAGGTGGACAAGGTACAACAGGTGGACAAGGTACAACAGGTGGACAAGGAGTTCAAGGTATTCAAGGAGTACAAGGAGGTCAAGGTACAACAGGTGGACAAGGTACAACAGGTGGACAAGGAGTTCAAGGTATTCAAGGAGTACAAGGAGGTCAAGGTACCACAGGTGGACAAGGAGTTCAAGGTATTCAAGGAGTACAAGGAGGTCAAGGTACCACAGGTGGACAAGGTGTACAAGGTGGACAAGGTACCACAGGAGCACTATCAATTAATTCATCTGGAGCAAATAGAATTATTACAGATGTAGATGGGGTTAATGTTACAGCAGAAGCTAATTTTACATTTGATGGTAGTACAGCATTTTTAGATGGAAATCTTCAAATTGAACAACAAACATTAACAGATGCTGCTACAGTAGTATGGAATTTAAATGATGGTTCAAACTCTAAAATAACATTAGGCGGTAATAGAACATTATCTATAACAAATGCTAATACAGGTGATACAGGAACAATATTAGTTAAACAAGGAGTAGGAACTTCACACACTTTATCATTACCAGGAAGTTCTATTGTAATTGGAGGCGCTACATATACTACTACTACAGTTTCAGGTGGAGTAGATGTATTAGGTTTTTATTATGATGGTTTAAATTATTATTGGAGTATACCACAAATAGCAATAACAGGACCTCAAGGTGCTCAAGGTGTTCAAGGAATACAAGGTATTCAAGGTGTTCAAGGTGTACAAGGTGGACAAGGTTTACAAGGAGGACAAGGTTTAACAGGTAATGCTTCAAACGTAGTAGGACCACAAGGTGGACAGGGTGTTCAAGGAATACAAGGAGTACAAGGAGGACAAGGTTTAACAGGTAATGCTTCAAATGTAGCAGGACCTCAAGGTGGACAAGGTACAACAGGTACTGCTTCAAATGTAGTAGGTCCACAAGGTGGACAAGGTACTACTGGAGCGAATTCAAATGTAGTAGGACCACAAGGTGGACAAGGTACAACAGGTACGGCTTCAAATGTAGTAGGACCTCAAGGTACAAATGGAACACAAGGTACTACAGGTACACAAGGTCCAACTGGTATTCAAGGTGTTCAAGGTGGACAAGGTGTTCAAGGTATTCAAGGAGTACAAGGAGGACAAGGTACTATAGGTGGACAAGGTATACAAGGTATACAAGGTGTACAAGGTGGACAAGGAATCCAAGGGGTTCAAGGTAATGTAGGTACACAAGGTACAACAGGTAATTTTGGTGGAGCTACTTTTGAATATAATTTTAATTCAGCTACATCAGGTGATCCAGGTAGTGGTAACTTTGGGTTAAATAATATATTGGCCCAACCTTCTTCTACAACTTTAAGAGTTGATGATGTAGATGCTAATGGTGTCAATATAGAGGCATTCATGAGAACAATTGATGATTCAACCTCAACTATAAAAGGTCATGTTAGAGTAAGTAACAAAACAGACGCTGGTCAATTTATAATATTTACAATATCAAGCTTAACAGAAAATAATGGATACTTTACAATATCTGTAGCTGGTATAGAATCTAGTTCTAACGCACCCTTTTCAAATGGAGAAGATTGTATTCTTACATTTGCTAGAACAGGTGATGTTGGTGATACAGGCCCACAAGGTGTACAAGGAGTACAAGGTGGACAAGGTATCCAAGGAATACAAGGAGTACAAGGTGGACAAGGTACCACAGGTGGACAAGGTATTCAAGGAATACAGGGTGTTCAAGGTGGACAAGGAGTTCAAGGTGGACAAGGTTTAACAGGTATACAAGGTGGACAAGGTATAACAGGTGCTGCATCAAATGTAGTAGGACCTCAAGGTACAACAGGTGCTTCTTCAAATGTAGTTGGTCCACAGGGTCCTACAGGAACACAAGGTACAACAGGTACTGCTTCAAATGTAGTAGGTCCACAAGGTCCAACAGGACCTGGATCAAATGTAGTAGGACCTCAGGGTCCAACAGGCCCAGGCTCAAACGTAGTAGGACCACAAGGTTCCACAGGACCAGGCAGTAACGTAGTAGGTCCACAAGGTGGACAAGGTACCACAGGATCAAGTAGTAATGTAGTTGGTCCACAAGGTCCAACAGGTCCAGGTAGTAACGTAGTAGGACCTCAAGGTCCAACAGGTCCAGGTAGTAATGTAGTAGGACCTCAAGGTCCAACAGGACCAGGTTCTAATATTGTGGGTCCACAAGGTGGACAAGGTACAACAGGATCTTCTTCAAATGTAGTAGGTCCACAAGGTCCTACAGGACCAGGAAGTAATGTTGTTGGTCCTCAGGGTCCAACAGGACCTGGATCAAATGTAGTAGGACCTCAGGGTCCAACAGGCCCAGGTAGTAACGTAGTAGGTCCACAAGGTCCAACAGGACCAGGTTCAAATGTAGTAGGACCTCAAGGTCCAACAGGTACACCAGGTTCAAATAGTAATGTAGCAGGTCCACAAGGTCCTACAGGACCAGGAAGTAATGTAGTAGGCCCTCAGGGTCCTACAGGTCCTGGAAGTAATGTTGTTGGTCCACAAGGTCCAACAGGACCAGGAAGTAATGTAGTAGGTCCACAGGGTCCTACAGGAACACCAGGTTCAAATAGTAATGTAGCAGGTCCTCAAGGTCCAACAGGTCCGGGTAGTAACGTAGTAGGACCTCAAGGTCCAACAGGCCCAGGTTCAAACGTAGTAGGTCCTCAGGGTCCTACAGGTCCTGGAAGTAATGTTGTTGGTCCACAAGGTCCAACAGGAACACCAGGTTCAAATAGTAATGTAGCAGGACCACAAGGTCCAACAGGTCCAGGCTCAAACGTCGTAGGTCCACAAGGTCCTACAGGTCCTGGAAGTAACGTGGTTGGTCCTCAGGGTCCAACAGGACCAGGTTCAAATGTAGTAGGTCCACAAGGTCCTACAGGACCAGGTTCAAATGTAGTAGGACCTCAAGGTCCAACAGGACCAGGTAGTAACCAAGTAGGACCTCAGGGTCCAACAGGACCAGGTTCAAATCAGGTAGGACCTCAGGGTCCAACAGGTCCTGGTTCTAATCAGGTAGGACCACAAGGTCCAACAGGTCCAGGAAGTAACCAAGTAGGTCCTCAAGGTCCAACAGGTCCTGGTTCAAATGCTGTAGGTCCTCAAGGTCCAACAGGTCCTGGTTCAAATGCTGTAGGTCCTCAGGGTCCAACAGGTCCTGGTTCAAATGCTGTAGGTCCTCAGGGTCCAACAGGTCCTGGAAGTAATACAGCTGGTCCTCAGGGTCCAACAGGACCAGGTTCAAACACTGCAGGACCTCAAGGTCCAACAGGTCCTGGAAGTAATACAGCGGGTCCACAAGGCCCGACAGGATCAAGTTCGAATGTAGCAGGTCCTCAGGGTCCAACAGGTACACCAGGTTCAAATAGTAATGTAGCAGGACCACAAGGTCCAACAGGACCAGGTTCAAACACTGCAGGACCTCAAGGTCCAACAGGTCCAGGTAGTAATGCAGCTGGTCCACAAGGTCCAACAGGACCAGGTTCAAACACTGCAGGACCACAAGGTCCAACAGGACCAGGTTCAAACACTGCAGGACCACAAGGTCCAACAGGTCCTGGAAGTAATACAGCGGGTCCACAAGGCCCGACAGGATCAACTTTAGGTATAACTGGTAATACTAATAATAGAATAATAACAGCTACTGGTGGAACTAATGTAAATGGTGAAGCTAATTTAACATTTGATGGAGCAGTATTATCTTTTGCAAATGCAGGAGGTATTGAATATAACCAGGATGGTATTGGTGATGAAGATTATAGTGGTGAAATATTATATAATGAAACTAGTGGTGCTGTAAGTGTTCAAATTGGAGATCTTTTATATTTAACAACTGTTGGGACTTGGGCTTTGGCTGATGCAGACTCAAATAGTTCTTCACAAGGTATGCTAGCAATGGCATTAGGGTCTAGTATTCCAAATGATGGAATATTAATACGTGGTTATATATGTACCGCTAACTTCCCTAATATTACAGAAGGAAAGTTAGTATATGTATCAACTTCACTTGGAGGTGTTACCGCAACCAGACCAACGGGAACAGGAGATATCGTAAGAATAATAGGATATAGTAAAGGTACTGATAATGGAGATATGACCATTTACTTTAATCCTGATAATTCATTCGTTCAAGTATAATAAAACATTAAAATATGTATTATTTATCACAAAGTTTAACATTTGAATCCGATAAAATTTATTTTACGGGTTCAGATGGTGTAACTCAAGAAGTAATGATGGATTGGGAACATGATATTATGAGAGCATCAGCAGACTATGTAACCCAAAATGGTGGAGACATATTAGAAATAGGATTTGGGATGGGAATATCAGCAGGATATATTCAATCTAATTCAATTTCTTCACATACTATAGTTGAAAATCACCCTAATATTATTTCTAAAGCACAAGAATGGGCAGTAGGAAAATCTAATGTTAGAATAGTAACAGGAAGTTGGTATGATGTGTTAGATGATTTACTTACATATGATGGTATATTTTATGATACTTATGGTGATGAACATATTCAACATTTTGAATCTTCTTTACCACAATTAGCTAAAAATCCATCTATAGCAACTTGGTGGAATATGTTACCTAATAGCGAAAGTATATTTAATTTTAGTAATATACAATACCAAGAATATAACATCAACCCACCAGAAAATTATTATTTTAACTCAAGTAAATATTATTTACCTAAAAAACAGTTTTAAATTATGGCAACCACTACAATAGAAGTTGATTTACAGGGAGCAGTTTTTAAGAATTATGGTAATTTACTTGTTAATTGGTTAAATAATGTAAGAAATGCAACTACAGGTACTACTGCAACTACCTATACTACATATACCAATGCGTATAATCCTATAGAAGCAGCATTAGTATCAGGTAGAGGAGGTTATCAAGGAAGGTGTAGTAGAACTTTTTTATTTTTTGATGTATCTTCTATAACTAGTACAGATACTATTACAGCTGCTACTCTAAAGGTAAGAGGTGGCGGGCTTTCAACTAATGCAGATACAATTGTTATTGAATCAACAGCCTGGGGAGGAAACGGTACAACTACTAGTTTAACTACATCCGATTATTCTAATATAGATTACGACGAAGACTATTCATCAGAACTAACAACATGGGCTACTAACGCCTATAACGACTTCACAATGAATACCGGAGCAATAAATAATATGAATACAAGTGGATACCTAAACTGTGCGGTCATAGAACATGATTATGATTATAACGGAGTTAATCCATCAGTAGGTACACAAGCTACAGCAGGTGTAAAATTTGATGACAACACTGATTTTATTAAAATTGTACTTACTCATTCTCCTACAGGATATGGTCATGATATTATGGGTGTTGATTCTGCAGATATTGTAAAAGTAAATGGTGTTGCATCTGCTGATATTGTTAAGTTTAATGGGGTAATTTAATTTTTTTTTAAAATTATTAGGTTATTTAAATATATTTTCATATATTGGTTATAAAATAAAATACTATGTTTTCAAGCTACAATTTTGATCAATCTGAAAATGATCCTCAAAATTATTATTATTACTCTGAAGGATTTACTAAAGAAGAATTAGATAAAATTGATAAAGGTATATCTATTTTAAAACAAGATAAAGCTACAACTGCGGGAGATGGTGATGATTCTATTAGATCCTCTAAAATTAGATGGATTCCACAAAATGATGAATGGTGGTGGTTATATGATAAATTAGCAGGATATATTACTACTGCTAATGATACTTTATGGAAATTTGACTTAAAATCTATCCCCGAACAAATCCAATTTACAGAATATTACGCTAAAGAAAATGGTCATTATACTTGGCATCAAGATATTGGCCCTGGAATTTTATCTAAACGTAAAATATCAATAACAGTACAATTATCTGATCCTAGTGAATATGAGGGAGGAGATTTAGAAATGTGGGCCGGTGGTCATGAATCTAGTGTTACAACTGCTTATAAAGGAGCAGGATCAGTTTTTATATTTCCATCATATATGATGCATCGAGTTACTCCAATTACAAAAGGAGTAAGGAAATCATTTGTTTTATGGGTTGGAGGTTCACATTACAAATAATATGATAACAAACTTAGCAAAATTATCCCTCGATAATGGGGGTCAAATCTCCCCTTTAATAATACCGGGCAATCTAACTGATGGTACAGGTTTATGTAATGTATCGGTTTTTATAGATGATAACGATGATATTATAGCTAATATTAGACATGTTCATTATACATTATATCATAGTGAATTTGATCAAAAATATTGGTGTGGTTGGGGTTGTTTAGCTTATTTAAACCCTGAAGATAATGTAAAATTAATAACAGGAAATTATTTATGTAAGTTAGACCCTGAAACATTATATGTAAAAGAATTCCAACCTGTAAATACAGAAAAACATGATATTAAACCCAATTGGGAATTTGTAGGATTAGAAGATGCTAGAGTAGTAAGATGGGATAAAAAATTATACATATCAGGTGTAAGAAGAGATATTATAGATAATGGAGAGGGGAGAATGGAATTATCTGAAATAGATTGGAATAATAACCAATGTAAAGAAATAAGCAGAAATAGAATACTCCCTCCAGAATATACTTATTTAGAAAAAAATTGGATGCCTATTTTAGATATGCCATACCATTATATAAAATGGACTATGCCTTTAGAAATAGTAAAAGTTAATCTAGATACTAAAAGAACAGAATCAGTACCTATGGGTACTGTAGATGTAGTAGATACTGAAACTATCCTTAAAAAGGAATTTATAATACCTGGAGCAAGACATCAAAGAGGAGGCTCTCAATGTATTCCTTTTCAAGGAGGTAGAATAGCTATACTACATGAATGTAACTTTTTCCTTAATGAAAATGATGCTAAAGATGCTCATTACTATCATAGATTTATCTTTTGGGATAAAGATTGGAATGTGACAAAAATAACAGAACCTTTTAAATTTATGGAAGCTCAAGTTGAGTTTAATTGTGGTTTAGCTCAAAAAGGAGATGATTTATTAATAACTTTTGGATATCAAGATAATGCTGCTTATATATTACGAATGCCAATTAATTTATTAGATAAATTAGAATACGATAATATTACTTAAATTATGGGAGAAAAAGAAATCCAACCCCTATTAGAAAAATATATAAATGAACCAAGCAACCCAGAAACTAATTTTTGGTTAGCTTGGGAGTATGATAAAATAGGACAAAATGCTGCTGCCTTATCTTATTATTTAAGATGTGCTGAATTATCGGATGATGAAGATTTAGTATATGAATGTTTATTAAAAACTTGGTTAATGATTCACCGTACAGGTAGAAGACCTTGGTATGAACATAAACAATTATTAACTGCTATAACACAAAATCCTAAAAGACCAGAAGCATACTTCTTTTTAAGTAGAATACATAGTGAAAAAGGAGAATGGAAAGATTGTTATTATTATGCTAGTACTGGATTAAAATTATGTGATCCAAACCCTAAACCCTTAAGAACAAATGTTGATTATCCTGGTGATTATATTTTATTATTCCAAAAAGCATATAGTAGTTGGTTTGTAGGACAAAGAGAAGAATGTAAAAGACTATGGGCACAAGTATGTAACCACCCAGACTTACAAGGAGATTTCAAAATAAAGGCACATCAAAACTTACAAAATTTTGGTATAGACCCAAATCCTAAACAAGTAGAAAATAAAATAGATATTGTATTACAGGGTCAATATTCTGAGTATGCCCTAGAAACTGCTAAGTATTATTTAAATTTAGATTTTGTTAATAATGTAATTATTTCCTGTTGGATGGAAGATAAATTACCATCTGTGTCTATTAATAATATACTTTTTACACAAAATATTTTACCTAAAGTTAATGGTACTGGTAATAGAAATTATCAAATTGTTTCTTCATTAGGAGGTTTAAAACTAGTTAATACGGAATTTGCCATCAAAATGAGGAATGACCAAAGATATGATCTTAATAGTATGGAAAATATGTTTGATTTCTTCCAAAAGAATAAAGAAAGATTAGTTACTTTTGAAGGAGATGATACAAAACCTAAAAATAGAATATTAGTAGGTGGTGCATTTGAAGGTTTTCCATTTCATCCTCGTGATCATGTTTTTTGGGGTAATACTGAAGATTTAATAGATTTATTTGATATTCCTTTAGACCCTAGAGGTATTGAAGACATAGTTAAAATGAAAAGAGAAGATTATTGGAAATATTATGATTGTTATATTAGAACAGAATCATATATTGGTAGTCATTATTGCTCTAAATTTAATGATAGAATTAAAAAATATTTATTAAAACCTGATCAATATTTACATGATGGTGCTCCATATTATAATGAAGCTTTAGAATTAAGTAATGATTTATCTAAAAAGGTATTTAAATCTTTCCCAAAAGAGGGTATTGATTTAGAATGGGATAAATATAATTGGAAAAATTATCCATATGATTCACAATACAGTAAATTTAATGAAAGATGGCACGAAGACGGATATTAAAATAGGGTTATCTGGTTGTAAGTTAAAAATGATAGATGATAAAATTATAAGAAAATCATCTCCAACAAAGTCATTTAATCATAGATTAAACATTCAGATAAATAAACAACTCTCTTTTAATAATATTATCCAATCAGATTTTAATACTCCCCAAATTTATAATAACAATGTAGGGTATTTCGATATGGAATATATTCCTGGAGAAAGTTATTATAATTTTTTTAATAAATGTTCTAAACAAGATTTAGATAAGCTATTAATAAAAATAAAATCTTACTTTAGTGAACTTCAAACCTATAAAAAAATATATAGTCCAAATATTTTAAAAAATAAGTTAAACAGTAAATTAAATAGTTTATATGATAATTCAAACTATAAATCATTTATCAAGTATATAATTAAAGATATAAAAAATAATGAATTTACAAATATCCCAAAAACCTTTTGTCATGGTGATTTATCTTTAACTAATATAATTTTCTATAAAAACCGTGCTTACTTAATTGATTTTTTAGATTCATATATAGATAGCTTTATTGTGGATTTAGTTAAACTTCAACAAGATCTACATTTTAAATGGGCTTTAAATGTACATAACGGTAATCTTAGAATACATCAAAGTTTTAATTATCTATGGGATAATATATATAAAGAATATAAAGAATATTATGATTTGGAATTTACAAAAATCATTAATATATTAAATTGGCTTAGGATAGAACCTTATTTAAAAGATAATAAACATAAGGAAGTATTAAAGTCAATTATTACTAATTTAGAACATTATGAAAAATTTAATAGTACCTATAGCAGGAAAATCAAGTAGATTTCCTAATACTAGACCGAAATGGATGCTTACTCACCCAAAAAGCAATCTTTTTATGGTTTTAGAAAGTATTAAAGGAATAAATTTAGAATTTTTTGATAATATATATTTTGTAGCACTTAAAGAACACCAAACTAAGTTTAAGTTTGAACAAGGATTTAAAGAAGAATTAACAGATTTAAATTTATTAAATAAATCTAAAATTGTATATTTAAAAAATAATACAAAATCTCAATCCGAAACTGTTTATGAAGCAATTAAAAAAGAAAATATAGAAGGTTTTATAATGGTTAAAGATTCTGATAATTATTTTAAATGTGAACTAACCACTACTGATAATCAAGTATGTTATTATGATTTAAATAATACAGGTAATATTAATCCTAGTAATAAAAGTTATTTAAAAATAGATGAAAATAATATTATTTCTAATATTGTAGAAAAACAAGTTATTAGCTCAACATTTTCTATAGGTGGATATTGTTTCAATTCAACATCAGATTTTATTGATAGTTTTGAAAAAATGGAGGATATTGAAGATGAATGTTATATAAGTAATATTATATTTGATTTAATATTAAAAAACAAAATATTTTATGGTAATGTCTGTAGTAATTATAAAGATTGGGGGACAATAGAAGATTGGAATAAATACAAATCCCAATATAATACTTTATTTATAGACTTAGATGGAACTTTAGTAGAAAATACATCTTATAAATTTCCTCCTTATATAGGAAATAGCAAACCTTTAGTAAATAATATTAAATGGTTACAAAAACTCCATACAGAAAATAAAACAGAAATAATAATTACTACTAGTAGACCTAAAAAATATTTAAATACTACTATAAAAGAATTAAAAGAAAAAGGTATTCCCTATAATGAATTAATAATGGGATTAGCACATTCTAAAAGAATTGTTATAAATGATTTTGCATCTTCAAACCCTTATCCATCTTGTGGTGCAATTAACATATCTAGAAATATAGATAATCTTAATGATTTTACTATATAATTATAAACACAAATAATAAATTATGAGTTGGACCTATAAACAACATGAAATAGGAGATATCACTCAATTCCCAGAAAATACATTTGGATTCGTTTACATGACAACACACAAACCTTCGGGTAAGTCATATATTGGGAAGAAAGTACTATTTCATAATCAAAAGAAAAAACTAGGCAAAAAAGAACTAGCTGCTCTTGGAGCAGTAGTTGGAAGAAAACCTTCATATAAATTAGTAGTTAAAGAATCAGATTGGCTCAAATATTATGGGTCTCAAACTGACATTAAGCAATTATTACTTGAAGGTAAAAAAGATGAATTTGAGCGTGTTATATTAAAAATGTGCCCTGATAAAAAATCAATGACATATTTTGAAGTTAAATATCAAATGCTCTATCAAGTACTAGAAAAACCAGATGAATTTTTTAATGACAATATTTTAGGTAAATTTTTTACAAAAGATCTAAAAGATATTGAATTTGAAGATCTCGTGTCTGATACAATATAATTTCGTACATTACCATTTATGGTAAACCAATTATTAGTTACATTAGTAAACTCTGTAATGGGTTCAGGTAAGGCAACTGCTAGAAACAATTATGCCTATCACTGTCCTTTCTGCCACCACCATAAACCAAAAATGGAGGTTAATTTAACAGAAAATAGAGAGGGTAAAAATCCTTGGCATTGTTGGGCTTGTGATGTAAGAGGTACTACCATATATTCTTTATTTAAACAATTAAAAGCAGATGTAAGTAAATTTACTGAACTTAAATCCCTTGTTAAAACATCAAAATCAATTAAAGAGACACAAGTTGTGTCTAGTGTATCATTACCTAATGAATATATTAGCCTAAATAACGTTGATATTAGTGGTATTATGGCTAGGCACGCACTCGCGTACCTAAATAATAGACACGTGAGTAAATACGATATTATAAAGTATAATATAGGTTATTGTAAAGAGGGTTTATATAAAAATATGATTATAATCCCTACATATGATGCAGATGGTAGATTAAATTATTTTACTGCTCGTTCATTTGAAAAAGAACCATATGTTAAATACAGAAACCCATCAGCAAGTAGAGATGTAGTACCAAATGAACATTTAATAAACTGGAATGTACCTGTTATTTTATGTGAAGGATTATTTGATGCTATTGCTATAAAAAGAAACGCAATCCCACTATTAGGGAAAAATATACAAAGTAATTTAATGAAAAAAATAGTTACTTCTGTAGTAGATAAAATTTATATTGCATTAGATAGGGATGCAATTAAACAAGCTTTAAAATTCTGTGAACGATTAATGGCAGAAGGTAAAGAAGTCTATCTTGTTGATATGCAAGATAAGGATCCAAGTGAAATGGGTTTCGAAAATTTCACTAAATTAATACAAAAAACAGTTCCACTTACCTACTACGACTTAATGGAACAAAAACTATCATTATGATAAAAAAATCTTATAAAAGATTACTCGAGATTTCAGATGATTACCAACAAGTTACAATGCCTGATTCAAGGTATTATAGACGAAATGGTAAATATTACCCATCAGTAACTCATGTTTTAAGCTCTTACCCAAAAGGTAAATATTTTGAAGACTGGCTTAAAAAAGTAGGTTATAGTGCTGAATGGATTGTTAAAAAAGCAGCTGAAGAAGGAACATTAGTACATGAAATGATTGAAGATTGGTTAAATGGGGAAGAAATTACATTTTTATATAAAGATGGAAACCCTAAAATGCCTACTCATGTATGGCAAATGTTTCTTAGATTTGTAGATTTTTGGGAAACTTACAACCCAACATTAATAGAAGCAGAAGTACATCTATTCTCAGATGAAATACAAGTAGCAGGTACCTGTGATTTAGTATGTGAATTAGAGATAGATGGAAAAATGGAACGTTGGATTATAGATTTTAAAACATCTAACCATTTACAAACAACATACGATTTACAAAGTGCAGTATATGCTCAATGCTATGAAGAATGCTACGGTAAAAAAATTGATCGTATAGGTGTGCTTTGGCTAAAATCTAAATCCAGAGGAGCAGATAAATCAGGTAAACGTTTAAAAGGTAAAAATTGGGAAGTGTACGAATCACCTCGTACTCAAGAAGAAAACCTAGAGATATTTAACCATGTTAAGGCATTATTTGATATTGAAAACCCAAAACCAAAACCATATACTAATACATTTAAAACCACATCTAAAAGAAAAACTAAAAATTAAATAAAAATGGAATTTTTATAAAAAATTAATATGTATAATAAAATATAAAATTAAATAGATATGCAACATAAATGGAGAATAATTGATCTAACCCGAAACTTAAATGATGGGTTAATTACAACTGCTTCGTACCAATGTAAAAGTAGAGTAGATGGAAGATTTGCTGTAATAGAAAAAAATGATTTTCATTTAGACAGTAAATCCCCTGATGACCCAGACTTTATAGAATATAATAATTTAACAGAAGATACAATTTTATCATGGGTGACGGGAAGTATAGATGTTAATACAATCCAAACAAACAATTCAGCATCTTTAGCCCTTTTAATTGCTGAACACGATAGTAGAACTGAAGATACCGGATTACCTTGGTAATATTTATCTAATAAATAATAAAATAAATTAAAGATAGGCGCGTATTTATTTGGATACGCGCCTTATTTTTCGTATATTTACCATGTTGAGCAGTTAAGCACAACATTTAAAAATTAAGGTTATATGATGAGTCCAGAAAGTCTTTACATTGCAGAACAAGAGTATTTTAGGTATGAAGAAATTATGAATACAAAAGAAATCCTTACAAAAGAGGAGTATGAATTTGTATTTGCTTATGATAAAGACATCAGAGAAGATACATCTTATCTTGGAGATGGTAAGTATTTAAACCTAAGAGTTTATAGTGAACATGACCACGAAAAACGTGGAGAAGATGATGTTAACAACTGGTAAAAATAATACACGGGAGGCTTGGCTTCCCGGGCTATCTTTCGTATATTCATAGGGTATTAATAATTAAAAATAAAGGTTATGTCAAATTTTAGAAAAGCGATTATTGAAAATGGAAATGTTAAGTTTACTGTAAAAGGAATTACCGAGTACCGAAGAGGTGGTGAAGATAATGAGTATGGTGATTTCCCAAAGATATTTGCAGTTAATGAAGGTGGTGATGCTATTTATGAAGATACAAATTTGTTTGGTAGAGGAATGAATATCAACAAATTAGGTCCTACTTGTATTACATTATATACTTTTGATATGTTAGGTAAAAAATCAGTAGGCAAAATCAATTATAAAGATATTACAATTTTAAAATAAAGGTTATGAAAAAAATAGTATATTTACACGGTTTAGAAAGTGAATCAGGAGGAACAAAAGTGTCTTTCCTAGCAGAAAAAGGTATGGTTTATGCTCCTAAAATGGATTATGAAACTTTAGATTTAGATGAATTTATTTATACCTTAGGTATGCCTGATTTAATTATTGGCTCTAGTATGGGAGGTTATGTTGCTGATATTATTGGCTCAAGATTAGGAGTTGATGTTTTATTGTTTAATCCTGCTTTACATAATAGATCAATCCCAGTAAATCATGAATATTATGGTGAAACTTATAAACGTACAATTGTTTTGGGTACTGAAGATGATGTTATTGATCCTGAAGTAACTAAAAATTTATGGTCTGTTCATGGTAATAAAGCAATACATGATGAAGTTGAGGGTATGGGTCATAGAACGCCACTTGATGTTTTTATCAATATGTATAATAAATATGCTTAATTATGATCAAACTTGTAGATCTATTAAATGAAATAGATATTCCTAAAAATACATGGTTCCCTTTACGTCCTGATGAATTAAAAGATGTAGAAGATGATATTCTAGATTTAATACAAAATGCTTATGGTCCTATAGGCGGTCATCCTAATTACAAAACAGTAGGTGATTTAGCTGGTTCTGATTATGTTATAGTTGATCTAGACGATGACCCAGATATAGATGCTGTTACAGTAACAAAACAAAGATCTGGAGGTACTAAACACGTTGGTATGGGACATGATGGTACTAGCCCAAGTAAAAGAGCATCTATAAGTCAGACAATAAGAGATTTAGATAAACAAGGTGTATATATTGAAGCATCAGGTAAAATGGCAGACATTTTAACAAAAGCAAATGTAACACAAGTTACAGATGAAGATACAATTCGTAAAGCACTTAAAGGTAAAGAAATAAAAATGTATGACGATGGTTCATATGATCGTGTTTTAGGAGGAAAAAAATATAGAAAATTAATGTTTGGAAAACCAACAGTATGATAAGTTTAGTACAATTATTAAGAGAAGCACAAGGTAGTCCAAAAGCGATTATCTTAGCAGGAGCACCTGGAGCAGGTAAAGGATATATTTTACGTGGTTTAGACTTAGGAGGTCTAAAAGTAATGAACGTAGATGATATTTTTGTTCCTTTATTAAAAAAAGCTAACGTTAGTTTAGATTTAAAAAATGCTACACCTGAAGAAAGAAGTGAGCAAGCTAAACAAATGGCAGCTGCTAATAAACAGTTTAAAGGTGAAATGGAACAAATAATATCAGGTAAAGAATCATTTATATTAGATGGTACAGCTGCATCATATAACACCACAGCTAAACTGAAAAATGAGTTAGATGAAGCGGGGTACGATGTGTTTATGCTATATGTGTATACTGATTTAGAACGTTCATTAAGTCAAAACCAAGATAGATATGTAAAATCCGGAGGTGAAGATAGAAGTTTAGCACCTGCAATTGTAATGCGTACTTGGAAAAGTGTAACAGATAACTTACCTAAATATGAAGAATTATTTGGTAATAATTTTGTAGCAGTAGCTAACACTTTAGATGATAGAATGCAAGATATAGATAAAATTATAAAAAAATATCTTAAACCATTTACTCCTCAAGGTACTAAACCTAAAACACCAGCTCAACAAAAGAAATCTGATGAGCGAAAGGCTAAAGATAAAGAAGAAATTCAGGCTATGTTAAGTGACGATTTTATATATGATGTAATTGAGTATACTATGTCTAAAGAAGAGGCACAAATGCGATTAAAACAATTTTTATCTAAATGAGTTTAGTAAATGAATTAATAAAAGGGTTATTACCAGAAGAAGAAAAAAAGAAGGTAGTGGCAGTATATGGTGGTGGTTTTAAACCACCTACATCTGGTCACTTTGAAGTTGTAAAACAAGCACTTAAAGAAAATCCTGAAATAGATGAAATGATTATCTTAA